CCCGCCCGGTGTTCGTGAAGGGAAGTAAAGCTACGGGAAACTCGCTTCGTCGTATGTGGAAAGATGTGGATTATGCCACTCTTCCACCTTGGGTGCAAAAATGTTATGGTGCGCAATGCAGCATGGCGTCTTCATGTCCTACCGGTAAAGTTACGGAGGTAGGGAAGATTACCCCTGCAAAGCCCAAACCAGTAAACATAAAAGTTGAAGTTGAGCGAGTGCCAGCCCTTACAGTAAATAAGATTAAGCCTCCCGCAAAGGCTAGTCAAAATAAGAAGAAGGTTGTGGTTCGTCCAGGAACCCCACTTGTTGTGTCGCCAACACCGCAGCAACCTATTCTTCCGGCTCAATCACCATTGCAAGAGGGTGAATTCACTTACAAATATTTTACACGGCCAGCGTTTAGTACCGGCACGTGGTTGCGCAATACACATGGGTATATTAGCCCACACATCTCATGTGTTTTAAAAGGAACAACCATTCCACATCGCGAGGATGATCTGGATAAGTTGGTTGACTTTTATTCATCACGGAAAACACTACTTGGTAACTTTATCGCATTTTTAATTGGTGCGTTTTTGTTCACCATTGTGTTATCAGTGGTGCATTTTTCCGGTGTCTACGTTGATAAGCTTACGTTGGCCATAACATCATTTGCTGCATTAGCACTGCCATTGCTATTGTGGAATTCCTCGAGGATCTGGAAAGGATCGGATCCTAGTGTCGCACATGTTCCAGTCGAAGGAGGAGTCGCGCCTGATGCTATCAAGAATTATACTTGTGAGTGTTTTTTAACACCATCTATTACAAGTAGACTATCCACTTGGCTCAGTAACGCCCTCTTTCTAACATTTGTCGCACTCCTGCTTGCATATATTGTTCTAATGGCTTTAGCGGTATTCGGATTTATCACCCCAGTACTCTCAAATATTCTCTCCCATCCACATTTTTATTTCGCCACGACCTTTTTGTGGCTTATATTTATTTGTACTTTGTTTCCACGAAGGCATCCGTGCGTTAGGTGTGCGTTTGTTAAGGTTTGTTCCAAACATTTAGCTGACCCCTATTTGGTCGCCATGGCCTTCGATTCGATGTTTATGAACACGAAGGATGTGCAACGGTTCAAGGAGCTTAAACTTAAGATGGATGGCTGGTTAGTTAGAGAGAGGCCCGAGTGGGATAGTTATCAACGATTAGCTCAAAAACAGAAGGCGTTTAAATGCCTCGCTGAGCTCATTCCCTTAGAAATATCGCTACTTAAATCTTTTGATACAAATTTAAATTTGTTAAAGATTGCCCATAGGTTTGTTGCACAGGCAGCGACCATTGGAGGCTCTCAAATGCCCATGAGATGAAGGGGGCCTGTTGTTTTGCCGGCACTTTGTGTGAGTGATACAATTCCACTTAAGGAATTGGATCCTACATGCAAACTCAAGCAAGTGCCAGAAAACAACGGGCTTTACCATACAAGAAGGCTGATGCATTGTGGCACGCCTTCCGTTCCCGGAAATTATGTTCCCTTTGCTCATTGTGATTGTGTTTGTAACCAGTTGGTGTCTATTAGAAATAGGGTTTGCGCCCTTGTCCCAAAACCAACTAGTTATGGAATACGCATAATGCGCAAAGGATCCAAACTGATTTCCCAGTTCCTCCCCACAACTGTGCAAGAAGAGTTGGGGGAGTTTGCGTTAAAATACGGTGGAAGAAAGCGAGACAGGTACCTTGATGCGTTGGCACAGGTGCTTGATGAAGGACTCGATATTAAAGATTCATCTGTTACCATGTTCGTTAAGTGTGAGAAAATGTCTCCTCAAAAACGAAACCCCGATCCAAGAGCAATACAATTCAGAAATCCAAAATACTGCGTTGTTGTGGCTTCCTTCTTAAAACCAATGGAG